GAGCCTTTGTGTCGGAGTCGCCTGTTCTTACAGAATTAACCTCAACGGCTGATGGAGGATCTGAGCTTTCGACATTTAACGATGGAGATCCTGTTATCGCTCCGACTTTCTTCATTGTCAGAAGCCACTTGCCCTCGCCGAGTTCGTCAACGGTTAGACCTCCGGCATCGTATATCGGCTGTATTGAATTATTGAATGCCGACTCGATTGCGTTGCCATTGATGTTTTCAATTTCAAGGCTCGCGCTTTCGTAAGTAGTTCCTGAAGCGGTGAAAGAGGCTTTTACTAATCCCTTCTCTGGAGCCTTTCCAGCGAGTCCAATAGCGACGGAGAGGTTTCCGTTTGTTAAGGTTTGCCCTGTGACGGCCCCGGTGTCAGTTGCGACGTTGATTAAATAAATCTCAAACGTCGGAGTCAGTCCGCGCTCGGCCTGTAATAGTTCTGCGGCAGTGGTAACTCTCCGCCCTGTGAAATCTTTATAAAGTGCGCCGGAGGTGTCGTCGATGATGAATTTGTGGGCCATTAACTTTGCGTTATTATTTTAATGTTTAAAGCGATTGCGTTAGTCGCTGAGTAAGAATTAAACTTGAGTCTCGCGTATTCTGAAAAGTAATCTGAGGCGAGAATAAATTGATCGTGATCGCTGTCCAAGTCAGTCCAGCCGGTCGCGTCGTGATTAAAATTAGTTCCGTCATTTGAAAGCTGAACGATCCCGGTGATTGCTCCGTTTGGTGACGTATTTGCTTTTATCGAAACTGCGAATCTTCCGCCGGTTCTCACGGCGTCCGAATAAGTTGGAACGCCCGAGATGACGTTTGTCGTTGTTATCGCTTCCTCATCAAGATCGAGTCCGGAGGTTGCGGAGGTTGATGCTGAATTGTTTCCTGCACTAATGTCGACGATCTTTGTTCCGTCTATCCCTCCCCGGATACTGCAAACAGCAAAATCGCTGGCATCGTAAGGACTTAAAACCCAAGCGAGTTGACGAGCGCATTTAATTCTGTCAGTAATTGTGACCGTACTGGACGCGCTTGTTGCGGTGATTTGTGTGTGAGCGGCGGTTGAGTTCCAGTCGGTGTTGTCTGTTGGGTTACTTGTCCCGGTTTGAGCGTCATTGATGGCACTCGCTAAATTGTCCGCCGTTTCCGCCGTGCTTGATCCTATCTTCACATGACCATTGCTTGCGACTGAAGTTTTGAATGTATATGTCGTCGTAAATCCAGTCAGCCCAATTTCGACCGTTTCTCCGTCGCTTGGCTGGGCTGTTACTTTGATTGACCCTGTTGCGGCGGTTCCATCGTTGGAGAAAACGCTACCGACTCCGGCGAGATTACTGGCTATTTCAACGAAATAAAGGTGACTCCAAGCCGTTGAACTTAACTGTTCGACCTTGCCTTGGCCTGAAACGGCAGATAAAACGGCTCTAGCGGCGGTTGATCCGCTTGTTTGACGGCCATACAAGGTAACATCATTATAATCTGAAGCGTCTGTCGACCGAAAATAAATGCCATTTCCGCTTTCATGTGTTCCGGAAAAGGAATGGTCTCCGGTGAATTGAACTGATTTAACTCCCATTCTTAACCTTACGATCAATCAGGCTTTGAGATAGATCACGCTCCCGGGATAGACTCGCCGGTCGAAGCAATTGGCGCGACCGGTTCCGTTCTGCTTGGGGAGGTTTCTCCTGTTACATAGTCAGGAGCCTTTTCCGTGTGAATAGCTCCCTCCAGAAACCATCGGAATCCATCATTGCTCGCAGTATCCACTTCGCCATTCGCGTCGAGCTTAATCCACCCGGCGAGCATATTCGTTACGGTTGCGGTTTCGGTCGGAGGCGTTGCCGAGGTTTGAGTAATGAACTCCGCGCCGGTTAAGTAATAGGTTCGCTTATTGACTTTGAGGTATCCTGTCCCGACAGTGAGGGCCGGGATAGTGTGATAATGATCTGATTCTGCGGTGATTGTGTGACTGTGAGATTCCCCTGCCGCTGTGCTTCCCGAACCGACTGAGCCGCCTCCATGAGTATGAGAATTTTCAGACCCTGTCTCACCTCCATGATTGTGTCCTCCTGCATTCCCGGTGTTGGCCGTTCCTGTGACCTGAGTGTCAACCTTAAAAGCGTGAGAGCTTTCATGCGACCATCCTCCTATTGCGGAAATAAAGACTCCCCACGTCAGCTTTAAAAATATGTGATTCGTTGCGCTCGGCTCTAGTGTTAATAATGGCGAAGTTGATGCCGACAAAAGCGTCGATCCTATCTTCGGCTCAACCGGGAAGCGGTGAAGCATTTGCAAATGTGTCGAACTTCCTGAGTCATGTGGAGCGTAAACATACCCGGTCTTTATTCCTAGCTGGAGGGTATAGCTGTCCGTCTTATTAAAGAACGGTGAGAATTGGGGTTTAAATTTAAAGTCTCTCTTTGTGATTCTTTTTCCGAATGGTGTTTCCTGCAAACCGGGAGCATCAACAAGACGCTCTCTATTTATCCAGTCATAGAGATCCTGCAATTGCTTCTCGTGAATTTTCCATCCGCCGGACGGCCGCTCGGGTTTATTCGCCATTATAAAGTCTCAATAAATATCTCGTGAATCTCAGTGACGGTAAAAATGCCACCCTCCTCCTCATAAGAAAACGCTCCCTCCGGACGCACAACCTGATAATCTTTTCCTTTTTTCAATGCGTTCGCCTTTGGAGGTTCTTCCCACTCAGGGTCGAAATCTTCAATTTTTAAAGGCTTGGGATCTGGTTTTAAATAGCTGTCCGCGTGAGCAGTATGAGCGGCCAAAGGCCCGGTCGGGCGCGTTTCCGTGACATATCGCGCCGTCATTCTTTTTGCATAGTAGGTGTACCACGCTTTTAAGTTTCGATTGATAGGAAAGGCAATCGCAAAAGAAGCGTGTTGAGCCTCGAAAGAGTAAGAGGTGACCGGATCTTTGTCAGGATCATCAACCGTCGTTTCAATTGTTGCTCCTTCAAACCTTAAAATCGCCGTTGAATAAGCGTGATCATCTTCCTTGATATCTGGAAGAGAAATGAGAGTACAGTGTCCGAAGCCTGTCTCCGGGCAAGCGTCGCCCTTTCTCCACCGGGAGCGAAAGTTTAAAGCGGTTGAAGATGGCCCTCGATAAACAAGTTCGACTGAATCCTTTCCGTTGTTATCCGCCGAATAACGTGATCCGCGTTGCTGTTTCCATTGAATGTTTCCTACAAATTCAGGCTCTGGCATGATTATTTCGGTGTTGTATTTCCTGCTAATTCATCGAGGTGCTTTTTAAGTTGCTCGAGAATGCGCGTTTGTTTGTCGATTCCTTCAATTCTAATCCCTCGCCGTTGGCTTACCATTCGCCCCTGCCCTGATCCGAGCGTTGCCGCCGCAACGAACTCTCCGAACCTTCCCGATGTTGAGGAGGTTGCTTTTGCCATTGCTCCGGTGTCTCCTCCCATCAATGCCTGTAAGAAATCATGTTTCTCTAGGGCTTTGCTTCCCACCACGCTCGGCGTGTAACTTTTTCCGCCAGTCAAAGCATTGATAAAATCAAATTGAGACAATGATTTCGCGTAAGGCTTTTCAATCTGTCTGCCCCAAGATCCAACAGTTCCGCCTCCTTTTCCAAAAAATCTCATTCCGTCAAAGTCTCTTGCTCTCATTATATCCTCAAAAGTGCGGATCTCTGGAATTTTGTCGGCATAGCTTTTTAGTTTTGCCTGTCTTTCGTTGAATTTAATTTGTTTTCTTTGTGCTATCCACAAATCTCCAGTTTCCCATTTTCTCATTAAGTCCGCCTCATCATCTGTTCTGAATTGATTGAATGACCTGTTTTTAATTGCTCCCTCTCCTTGATCCTTCCAATAGGAAGGCGGCATTGCTAGATTCGGATTTGTAATTTGCTCAAATCCTCGAGCCATATACTTTCCGAGAGTGTTCAAGCCAATCAAAGATTGTCCGAACCATAAAGTTCCGGCCTGTTTCCACTTTTCAATCATGTCCGCCGCTTGCGCCATTGATTTTGTCTGTTCGTCGGTCAAGGCGGAGATGTCGTTCATCATTTTCTTAATGCCGTCCGAGCCTTCTTTAAGTAAAGGAAGAAGCTCTCGGACTTCGGTGTCGAGCAATCCCATCAGCGACGCAATCGACTTTTCCGTTCCTCCTAATGCATTAAATGCATCCGCGATTGCTAAGATCTTATCTTCCGGGTTTAAATTGGAAAACGCTTCGACTTCAATGTTTAGCTCTTTAAATCTTTTCGCCTGTGATCCTGTCGTGTTCTGAAGAGCTTCACCTGTTCGCCTTTCCAGACGAGTCATTATTCCTTGAAGCTGTTCCATGTTTGATCCGGACAAGTTGGCCGCGTGGCCTAGCCTTTGCAGTGACTCTGCTGACATTCCGAGTCGAGTTGCTATCTTATCAATTCGGTCAAAGTGTTGAATGGTTCTGCTAATACCTGCAACGATTCCGGCCGTTCCGATTGCCATGCCCATTCCTTTGAGCATCCCTGTCGTCTTTTTTACAGAGTTCTGGACTCGCTTAATCTTCTTTTGAAAAGGCTTGTCGTCACCATCAAAGACGGTCGTCAGTTTGTTTTTCCGTGTTGCCATTTATTTTAAAAATCTTCCTAATGTCTTTGCCGCAAACTTTGCATTCGCTTTTTTTATCATGCGGTTTGCAAAATCAAGCTGGGTTCTCGAAGTCTCATCCATTGCTCTAATCATATAAGGCTTTGCATAATCTCCAGAGCCTTCGACGGCGTTGTGCGCTAATGCCCTCATCTTTCCGCTTATAGACTTCTCTCCATAGCTCTTTGATGCGCTCTTCCCGGGTTCAATGGTGACCCCTCCCTTTGCTCTTACTTGTTTTCCTAGTTCTCGAGCCGGTTTAAAAAATCCAGCTTTCATTGCCCCGATTGACATTCTGGATTTATTATATTTCTTGAGGGCGGCGTTATAGTTTCCGCTCCCTTTGGGGTGACCTTTTTTTGTCGCTATCTTATGAAAGATTGTTTTGTATTTATTCTTTCTTGAAGATCCGAGAACAGGCTTTGCCGCGTTTCCTAGATACTTTGATTTTCTAGCTTTCGGCGTGAATTTAACAGCGAATAAACAAGCCGAGCCGCCAAAGTGATTCATCACGTCATCATGGCTTGCGGTGCGCGTGACTTTATACCACCTGTTCATCGCCTCCTTCCATTGGCGTTGGTTCTTCTTATTTACGGCGACGGCATTCACTGCCTAAAGAATAAGCTCGGGAAGCCTTTGAGGATAGATTCCTAATTTAAGGAAAAACTCTTCTTCTTAAATGCCGGATGCGTCGGAGTACTTTCCTTGAATCTGTTTAACTGGAGCCTCAGTTCCTTCCTTAAAGTCTTATAAATCTTTTCCGCATCCTCTTCTGTCCAGCTGTAATGACTGGTGTTTGAGAGGTTAGTAATAAGTCTAATTTGTTTTATTGTCTTATTAACCCGAGCCTCGGCCAGCCGCTTGAACTTTTCCGCTTTGGTTTCACTCGCCTTTTTATCTTTTATCTTTTGGTCAATTATAGGATTTACTAGGTCGTTTCTTAGCCATCTGTAAATCCTTTGAAAACCTTCGCCGTGTGACTTTCCCCAAAACCCTTTCCGGCCTGTTGACTGTTTGATGTTATTGCGTTGAACATGATGGGCGACCTCGTGCGCAACTAAAACCAGCAACCTATCATCTAAGTCAGTAACCTCTCTATTTCCATAAATCTTGTTCTTTTGAAACGCTCGGTATTCTCTCATCCATCCGTCATCCCATTGATCGGAACGCAATTGCCAGTAGGACAAATTAAATTGCATGGCTCGTCCCTTTGCATAGGTAGCTCCAGCCGCCCATTGTTTATTGACTACCCTTGTCAACCTTACCGCCTTATCAACATCCTCCTTTCCAATGTCGATTGGATAATCTTTTTTCTTAAGGAGGTTCATGCACTTACGAACCATCCTCTCTATCTTTTTTGTTTGTTCTCTTGTTGGTTTCATTTCTTGTTTTTGGTTTCTTGTTTACTCGTATTCGTATTCCCATTCTGTCGGGGTAAGTAATACCTCGAGAGGAATTTCAGTTTCGCTTTGATGTCGTTTCCTTCTGATTTTAAGTCTCGGCTTGTCTCCCGGTTGAAGGGTAACGATGAAGTCTTGCATTGCTCCATTCTCATCTGGGAATTTAACTTCCCGGTGTATTGGTGTTGTTAGTTTTGTTGCCATAATGTTTTCTTAATTATGGTATAATATACCATCCCGACTTTTGGAGTTTGTTAGGAAATGGCCGATTTGCCCGGTTTGGAAAAGTCCGGTGCTAATATACTAGGACGAAAAAAAATAAAAAAAACGCTTGGTCGGGTTTTGGCCTTTTTTGATAATGCTAGTGTCCAGCCACCTCATCAAAGGATTTCTCGTCTCCTTTTGGCGTGTCGAATTTAACGCCGTTACGAGCTAGGTCGATGCTCTGGAGTTGCAATCCTTGGGCATAAGGGACGCGCCCGAGGTAATAATCAATCGAGTGTCCCGGGTAAACTCGAGCGAGGCAAGCAACATACCCTGCCGCACTGCTTACTTTCCCGGCCCGGTGTCCTCCTCATCCTCGTCGTCGTCCGTCTCAGCTAGAGTCTCCTGTGATGCCGTGACGGTTTCAATTAAATGAGTTACAATTTCCCCGGCTTCAGCTAAAGCGAGAGTCCCCGGTTCGACTCCAAGTTTTTCAGGAGCTTCTTCAAATTCAGCAAAAACAGAGTCTCGATCCTGCCTCCATCTTGTTCTGAGGTTCTTGATCCCTTCCTCATCGTGCAACGCTACCCAAAGCGCGAGCGTTATCTGTTCGCTTTCGCACATTTCTCCGCTTTGTTTCATCATTGGCAAAAAGAAATACCAATGTCTAAAAGACCAGTAAAGCGGTTGCCCTTGCCACTCAAGCGAATCGGAATCCTCAAAAGCATCGTCGGGGCTGAGTTGCGGAAGTTCTGTTTTTTTTGTTAATAAGCTCATTTGTTAAGTCCCCATTTTGATTTTGTTTTTTTAGAATCTTTAGAAAGTAAGAATCTTTTTTTTCCTCTCGTTAGGTAGACGAAAGGCTTAACCATGCGCCACCATTTGCGAATGATTTGACGATTACCAAACGCGGCCCGGTGATGGGACATGATGGCAAGAGGTAGCTGTTCCTCTATTTTCTTTTTTAATATCTCATCATCGATCTGAGAAATAAGATCATCGAGAACCTCGTTTGCATCCGGTGATTGAAATCCTTTTACAAGCTCCTCGGCGAGATAGTTTTCGCCACTTACTTTTTTAAAGGTCGAGGAATATCTGTCGAGATGATAAAGAACCTCTCCCGGCTTTCCTGTTCGATGTGGCTTTGCTTCGGTATAAGTGTTGCTTACTGGTGAGCCGTCTATCGGAGTTACTCCGCAAGCCATTAGAGCCGCCGCCAAGTCGGTTGAACCTGTAACAAACTGGCCTCTCTTTAAGGCCGCCATCTGGTCGGCTTTATTCAAATTACTCAAGCTGGCCCTCTTTGGGCGGATTTATTTTTTAATTAAGATACTGAAGGATATGCAATTGCTGTAAGACTCAATGAGCGGAATCCATCTCGGCTTTCTGAAAAGCTGATGTCTTCGAGGTAATATCCACCGGTCGCGGCCACACCAGCGAAAGCACTGTCGGCAGTTGAATCCGACCCCATTGGATCGGTGAGTTTTGCGTTATTGGCGTTTGCAATTGTTATGGCTGTTCCATACTGAGAAACAGAGAGTCCAGCGTTCTCGTCGCTTATTTCTCCAGAGATTGAAATTGAGACGGATGGATTAAAACCGTGAGCAAAGCCGCAGACTCCGCCATATCGGTCATAAGCTAAAGCCTTCTCGTCGGATATGCTCCAGTCAATAGAGTCGATCTTGATTCCGCTTTCCGCGTTCTCGACTCCTTTTTGCATTCCGGTTGCTGATACATAAGTAGGTGCTGGCATATAATAAAGTAATAGGTCTTTTAAAATTGGATAGGTCAGGGAGCGGTCAGCCCTAAAGACGCGCTAAAAGTAAACGTGCGAATCCTTTCCCCGGCGGTCGGTGAATAGTCGTGAGATGAATCGTAAAAGACTGACCCGGGGATGCATTGGAGTCTTCCGTTTGTTATTTGAGTCTCAATGTCTCCGCCTCCATCGCCGAGAGCGGTTTCAAGTTCGAGCCAAGCCGAATCGATTGATTCATCATCTAAATCGCGAGGATCAAATTCAACCTCAACAGAACAAATCCACCAGCCTGTTCCGGGGATGTCTTCCTCGTCCCGGGTGACGGTGACGATTATGACCGGAGCCTCTTGGTCGATTCCTTCGTCGTCGACGGTGTGACCGGTTAAAATATTAGCGTCCGGCACAAGTGTAAGCTGGGCCTCAAGAAGATCTTTTAATCGATTTTCTGCAAAGCTCTCGAGAACTGCCGGGGAGGTTATGATGCTCATGGGCTGATTAAATAAATTCTATAAGAGAAGGCTTCCTCCTCCACTCCTTCATCGGCAACAACACAAGACCAGCCGTCAAGACTTGCTCGCGTCCCGGGTACTGGAACAGTTGGCACGTCAGCTTTTAAAACTCCGACGATAGCTCTGCGAGTGCCTCGCTGTCGACCTCGTCTGAGACTGCCCTCAGTTGTGACAGGTTCGGTGATAAGCGCGTCCACCGTTGATCCGTTGATTGACAGCGATCCGGAGCCGTTGCGCTTCGCAAAAGCAAACTGCGATTTTACAGCTTTCGCAATCGCGTCACTCATCTGTTATCTCTCAGCGTCGACAGGAGGCTTTGATTTTGCTACTTTCTTCGCTGTTTTCTTTTTGGCTTTACCTTCGACGGCATTGCCTGAATAAAGCAACATTGAAGCCGCCGCTGGTGTGACTTTAATCGTCGCCCCTGCTGGCTGGCGTTCGCCGTTTGCAATGCATCCTCTTGTGATTGTAACCTCGACAGTCTTGTCTTCGTCTCTCGACTTTTTAGCTCTTGGCATTTTTTTTAATGTGTTGTGACCAAGTGGCCCCGGCGAAATAATTTCCGCCGAGGCTCAACTTGATACGTTCAATTATGCGTTAGTGCAGAATGAAGCTGGCTGACGAACGTCGCCGTCGGCCATGATATTGACTGTGTAAGTCAGATATCTCTTCGCCGCATTCGTGTACGGATCGACAACGAGGTCAATGCCATCAAAGATGCAGAGAATGTAATCATTCCAGTTTCCGAAGAAAATGTCGTTTGCGGCACAATTAGAAGTGCTGTGAGCGGCATATCCGAGAACAGTGTCACTTGAAACATCCCAGAAATAGTTCCCGGTTGATGAATCAATCTGAGTCTGCTTGAGATAACTGGCGATTGCTGGAGTTGTGATCCAAGCGAGTGAACCGCTTAGAGCGTTTCCGCTGTCAACGTCCTCGAGGAACTCGAATATCTCCGCTTTCGCAGGTGCGGCGGCAGAAGATATTGTTGATGTTGCAACGTCTGTCGCTCCATCAATTCCTTGCGGCTGGTTAGATCCAGAGCCTTGGAAGACGGCTTTGTCTAACCCTACAGCAATCGACTGATTCAAATCGTCGCGGATAAGAGAATCAACGTCTGGCAATCCTTGGACAAGGAGTTGCTTAGAAACGTCGATTGTTGTTCCGAGGTGATTTGGAACAAGAGTAATGCTCTTGAATTGTGGCGCACTTCTGGCGTGTGCTGTTGTGGCCTCATCGCCTACCCAAGCGGCTTCAGATGCGCTTGATTTACGAGGAATGCTCACGTCCTGAGTCGCTCCGTTTATAACTCTGATTCCGGCTTGAACCGTTACCATGTTAGGGCGAAGAACGTCAACAAACTCTCCAGCGCGGAGGTCTGTTCCTACGAGTTCAGGGCCATCAGTTGCAGAAGCGTCAGCACCGAGAAGAACGTCGTCTCTCTTGCCTTGTCCTCTAAGAGCTTCCGGCGCGACGAAAAATCCGTCAGCACTACGGTTACAACGATCAGAGATCGCCTTTGATACTTCACCCTCAAGGCCGCTGACATTACGCCCTTCGGCTATCTCAAGCATTGCCTTAGAGATTGAATATCTCTTTTGCTCTTTCTTCGATAGTCCTACGTCACCCTCAGTTTTGACACCGACTTGTGATGTTGACTCCTTCAATTTTTTTATAGCGGCGCCTTGAACCTCCTCGACAGACTTACCGGATCTGAGTTGGCTGATCGCCCATTGAGCGTCACCGACTTCTTCACCAATAGCCATAATCGCGTCAGCCCTTTTGTCGAATGCATCTTGCCCGGCTTTAATTCCGCTCTCGATTGCTTTCTCATTTGCCGCTTCATCAATTTGATTTTCCATGTTAATGAATGTGGTTGGTTGTTGTTGTTTAGTTTCGGTTTCACTTGTTGGCTCTGGATCAGATTCCTCGGTCTTGTCATCGACCTCCACTTCGTCGGGTGTCACCCCATCGTCGTCGGTTTCCTCACTTCGCTTTTGTGAAATCATTTTTTGAGCCTCTTCAAGACTCTTAAATCCTCTTATTTGCGCTTGATTGTCTGCGCCTATTGGAACAAGTGAAGCCTCCTGCGCTTCCCATTGTGTTCTTATGTTGAGTGGCCCTTCGTATTCTTTGCCGTCAATAATCTGCTTTTCGCCTTCAGCTAGTCTGATCGTGTTCTCTTCAGAATAGCGATATCCGACAGACATCTCATTAATATGACCCTCGCGGAGTTTTGTCTCAACCTCTGGCTCGGTTGATGAGACTCGAATCTCACCGTCCACAAATTTGTGAGGAACGTCACGACGGCCAGCATCGTTCACTCTAAGATCAACGAATGACCCGAGAACATTACGAACTGAGTCGGTGTTATGAGTGTCGAGGAGTTTAATGCTTAGTCCTCGAGCTTTCATTCCGCTCATCAAAATGACCTCCGGAACAAACTCTCCTCGCTCCCAATCAAACATCGGAACCGCTTGCTCCGTTGTCAAAATTCCTCGAGGAATGCTGTCGCCTTCGCTCTTTTCGATTGTAAATGTTCTGTAACCTGTTTCCATTATTCTTTTAAATTCGTCGATTCAGCCGGTGAGGATAGATCACTCGCCCTCAAGCTCTTCCTGAGTGGCTTCAAATGCTGATTGAGACTGTAAAGTGATTGGTCTTCTTATCCCTCCGTCCTCTTTCCAAGCGTCAACGGCTTCGGGTGACATTTTTGGCAGTCCTGCTTTTTCTCTAAAATTCTCCTCATCTTTCTTTTGTGCTGTAATCATACCGGCACGTACTCCAACTCCATAAGTGTCGGCTTGCTCTTTGACATTAATCAGCCCCTCGATTGATGGTATTTCTTCACCATCAGCAGAGATTGTTGTGGTTGTTGCTTTTAATTCCGTCGGAACTGGTAATCCTGCTTTTTCAAAGGCTTCAACATCGCGTTTCCTCTCTGCAATTATAACGTCAAGAGAAACGCCGAGTCGCTCTTTGACAGCCCTAGAAAGTGAAGTCGCTCCGATTTCGATTTCTGTTTTGAGTGCGTTGATCTCCTTAGCCGGGTCAACCCATTCAAATCCTGCCCCTGTGAATGAGGCTTTTGCAAAGTTCTTGAAATTCGATGCCGGGAGCTTTATTGCTCCGGTTCTTAATGCCGTGGAGAGCCATGACCTGAAGATCGGCTCCTCCTCGTTCTCAATGTTTAAACGGCGATAACAATTTGTTAGTGCTTTGATATTTAGCTTTGATTCTCTGAGTGATGAGTAATTAACGCCGCCATAATCTTGAGCAAGTGTCGGATAGCTCATCAGTAACCCGGCGGAGACTCCTTTGAGAACTCCAGAACGAAAGCCATCATAATTTGCATTAGGATGAGTCGGAGATAACAGGTGAGCTTTCTCTCCCGGTTCAAGATCCCATTTGCCGCCGGGACTTAGTTCCTGATCCAAGTATTCATCGCCCTCATAAGGCATCGATGAATCTCGCTCAATAGCAACAGTGCTTGATGCAGAAATTCTTGCGGCAATCGCTTCAGCTTCTTCGTATTTCTCAAGGTGTCTTAATTGAATTATGGCCGAGGTGAGAAGCGGATGAGCGTGAGATGATTCAGCGCGTCCTCGATAATAGCGATGAATGATCTGATCCGCAGGGACTCGAGTTCTCTTTTTGCCATAACGTTTGTAGATTTCTCCGGGGTGATCTCCGAGCAAGTGATATGCAATGGGTTCGTCGTATAAGTTAAGCTCTTTACCCATTACAATTCGATTACCATTTTCAAGTTTGTTGACGTTGTAATCCGTGTCGAGCCGGTCAATTTCAAGCAGTCTCAAGCTAAAATTGTAATCATTATCGAAGCCTCGGAGCTTTTGAATTAAGATTCCTCCGTCTCGAGCGACACTTCTTTCCGTTAAAGATTTGAGTTCGCTGTAGCTCATGTCTCGAGAGGCTGAACAATTGCGCGGCTTCTTCCATTCTTCCCAAGCCTCCTCAATGACCTGTCGAGCTTGAGTGTCTTCTCTGCCGGAGGCATTTTCGGCTAATGATTGAAACGTATAGCCGGAACCGACGATATTCGTGACCCACTCATTCAAAAATCGCACGACATAAGGATTCGACCTCTCAAGATCGCGAGCCATGTTCCGAAGCCTTTGAATCCCTCCACGGAGTTCAGAGTTTGCGTTGCTTAAAGATGTGACCCATCCCTCTTGCAATTGGTTTGAAATTACTGCGGAATAGGATCTTTTGCCTTTGTTGGTTTGACGCATCGTGATCTTTCCGTCTTTCGGATTATAATAATAATTTGTCATCAGCCTCTTAAAATGATTCGTCCCTTGCGTCGTCGCCTGTTTGAAATTAGGCGATGCTTTTGAGCGTGTTCCCTGTTGACCCTCATCTGGAATCTATCAAGTAACCTCTCAAGCTCGATCGCCGGAATCTTTGTGATGTCTTGTCCGAGAATTGAAATCGACTCTTGAACATCCTCAAGCCTGTCCTCCATCGCTTCCTTAACAAGCCGCAAGCACTTTTCATTGTAGCTCTCAATCCAACTCGCCTCGGGGTTTGGTCTTATTTCAATTTCACCAGTTTCGACGGTTTTGCTTGTCGTCGTTTTAGAAACACGAATAGCCCAAGTCCATCGACCCGGCTCAAGTGAACCGCTCTCTCCTGCCGAAACAGTGAATGTAAACTTTGTGCCGGACGCAGTTCCGATGACTTTTATCGGCTGATTTCCCGGCTTTTGAAAAATTGCGATTGCCTCCCACGATGATGAGGCTGGGTAATCAGAATAATCAGACTCCCAATCAAATGAGTCCCCGGCGTGAATGGTTGTTTTTGGAGCAGTGTCGGCCACCTAATCATTTTAATGCTTCGAGTGGCATTGGATAGATCACGCCTTCGCCACTTTCAGGAGTCTAATCTTCAGCCCCATTGCGCTCTTGGTTTTATCGAGCAACCGTTTCCGCTCCATTAGATTGAGATTCCTTCGACACCATCGTTCCGATGTTAGTGATCGCGATCTGATTTCCTCGACATTTGTATAAAACTCAGCCGAATCACAAGCCGTTGCAATCTCTCGAAGGGCGAGATATGTCGACAGTGTTCCCGGCGTTGACTCAGCCGATCGGCGAAGTATTTCAATCGCATCAATGTCGACTTGTGTTTTTCTCATAGCGTGTCGAGTGGCATTCGGCTCGGGCATTTAACGCGGTTTAAAGCGGCTTTGTTAAGCCGTTTTAAGAATCCCAGTGTGTCTATGTCCGGGATACCGAGAGCATTAATGCTTAAAAGAGGCGCAGGAGAACGCCAATACTGAGCAAGGTCATACAGTCCTGCAATCGTCATCGGCGTGTTGAATCCTCCGACAAGCTGTTTTCCTTTTCCTTTAAACCTAAAAGCTGACTCATCAATGTACCCCGATGCGTCAATGTATTCGTGATCCCGGGCAATGACAAAGTCCTCGCGAGCCTGAACAAGAATGGAAAGGTGTAAGCGTTGCTCCCCGGTGAGATGGTCTTCAAGTTTTGAGAGTGATTCTTTTGCCATTTCATTTAAATCCTCCGATGAACTTATTCCCTCCCCTTTTAATTCTTTTTCTTTTCGGCTTTGGAGATAAAGCCTCAACGCTCTTCTCTAGGTTTTCTCTGATCTTGTCAAAGCGAGGGCGGATTGCGTCTTTTGCGGCGTATGCATAAACAAAACAATCGAGAGGCTCATTCCTTTTTCCAGACGGACAAACATATCTCGTGAAAACTTCTCCTCGATAGCGTTCCTCTTTACCATACTCCGCCGTCAGCCCTTCAATAAACTGAGGTGTCGCGTCTCGATTTAAATGAACATAACCGGGAGGAAAGCTGACTCCGTCATTGGGAAAATCCAAGGTCAAACGTCGATAAATAATGTCTTTGCTTTGGTTCACTCCGACCGGGAAAATCTGAGCCTTGGGGTTGTGAGCGAGACGAGGCTTTCCCAATATAGGAGCGTTAATTGTTGGAGATCCCTGACACGCCGCGACTCCGAGTTTCTGTTTTGAAAATGTCCAAGGCAGAACGTGCTGATCCCAATGACCGGCATCAACAAACACTCGAGAGCCGGGTTCAAATAATGAAAGCTCTTTCCCTACCGGATGAGGATATCGGCAACCGGCAAGCACTCTCCCGAGTTCATTCCAAGTCCCGGGATCATCCGGCGCACCGTTAACAATCAAATGTTCGAGAAGCCATGATTCTTTGTTTTCACCCCAGCCCCAGACACTCGCTTCAAGATATCGTTTCTGAACGTCAACACCAGCGGTCAAAATAAGAACTCCCTCGGGTAACATCACTCGAGGCTTATAGTCCTCAACTCTCTCGAGTAATCTGTCCGGTTCCGGTGCTTCTATTCTTTCCGGCTTGTAAGGATTAGCGTCGAACGTATTAACAAAAACATGACGCGCCCTGTCAGGATTGTCAGCCTGTTCAATCTCAATCTCTTTTTGTGCTACCCAATGAAGATGACTTTTAAATCCTTTCTGAACCGGGTGAGGCGAAATCATTCCATTCGCCCAGAATCCAGCGACCCCGGTGAAAGGCTTAGTCGCTTCCCACCTCCCATTCATCATCATCTCCTTACGATTCTCGTCATTCAAGTGACAGCCGCTCTCCGGGCATTCAATCCAAGCGTCCTCGGGCGAGGTCTCTTTGTATTTAACGTGTTCGCGGAGCATCACAAAGTCCTTACCGCATTCAGCGCAAGGCGTTATCCATTTGCGAAAATCAGAGGACTCCATTAGATGAGCGATGCGTGATTGCCCTTCTTCTGACGGATAACTTGCCGCGATTCGGATCGTGTCACGATACTCACTTCCGCGCATCCAAAGGATTGAAAGCTGATCGCCTTCGTCGCGTTTTCCTTTGCTCGATTGCAAGGCATCAATCTCGTCAGCGAATAAAAGATTACCCTTTGCTCTTCTTAGTTCCCCGGGTGCATTACCTCCGAAGATGTTCATCAATCCTCCGGGGAACAGTTTATGAAGGATGGTATTGCTTGAATTTCGCCGACCTCCACGGACTAACCATTGCAAACTTGGGGTCGTCTCGAACAATTCTTTCTCGAGTGTTTCTTTTGACCACTTCTCCGCTTGTGACGTTGTGGGATAAAGGCAAAGAATCTTTCTCGGAGCCTCGTCGATGCTGTGACCAATGATGTTCATACACACCTCCGTCTTCCCTAGTCTCGAGGCTAATTGGAAAACTGTCATTTGAACCTCTGAATCAAATGGAGTCTCCATCATTTCTTTCTGATAAGGAGCAAATTCAAACCGGAACCTCTTCCCTCCTTCCATCCTCCGAACCTCTTCAGCCCATTGCGTCGCTGGAATCGATGCCCGGTATCGGTGACACCTTCGGTTTATGCGGTGCGCTCCGTCTATGTAGTTTATAAGAGCCGACTTCATTCAGACATTTCCTCCTTCCACGCATCACCATGATCTCGAATTGCTGTAAAAATGTCCTCCTTGCGACCGTCCTCGATATCGCTGTTTCTTATTATGCTGGATATGCCCGAGAGCAGTTTGTTTTCTGCATCAAGAATTATGTCAACGTCGCAGAGTTTTCCTTCGAGCTTCTCCGCTTGCAGTCGTTTGAGCCTAGTGTCTTCAACTGCCAATTCTGTTCGGGCCGCCGTTAATGATTTACCGGAGCCAGTTGCCTCTTCTCGCTGTTGACGTAACCATTTACAATATGAGGACACGGCGTTAATCGGATCAAATTTGCCTCGGCCAATCTTGGGGATGACTCCTCCTCGAGCGTGTTCATTGACTGTTTTAGGAGTGACTCCAATCATTTGAGCCACTTGCGTCGTGTTCCAAATCCCTAAATCTCCGTCAACCTGTTCCCGGGTTGCCATCGTATCAAGAAACCCGATGTCTCTTTCCGTCAATACCTTCCCGGCACTGGCTTTCTTGACGATGTTCGCCAAGTTTTGAGCGTCAATCTTTGCTCTCTGTTCTGGGGTAATTGCCGCCATTATATAAGTTTAGGCTCTCCTCCTGTCGCATCTGCCCATCTTTGAATGGTAACTGCGACATAAGCCGGGTCGATCTCAACGGCATAACAAGCAAGATTCAGATTTTCACAGGCAATAATGGTCGTGCCTGATCCGCAGAAAGGATCAAATATCTCACTTTCTGACACTTTATTAATGCACCAAATCATAACCGGAAGAGGTTTCATCGTTGGGTGTTTTTTCTCTTCTCCACTCCAGTGATGTGAAAATAATCTGCAGTTTTTATTTAAATTTGTCCACGCCAGTTCAAACTCGCTGAAAGAAACCCCTTCAATCTTTTTGTACCAACAAAGCCAGCTGTTGTTTAGGGGTAAATTAAAGTAGTTTCCTCCCCAGATTATAGTTGGAACTTTTAAAGTGAGAATGTTTTGAAGTGAAGGCTTCTCTTTGTCCCAATCATTTCCTCTATAAAAGTTTTTTTTGCCATTACCTAAAGTCTGCTTGTTTGCATTTATTCCATAAGGAGGATCAGTGACAACAGCCTTAATTGCCTTCCCTTGCATTAACTTATCTAAGGTTTTTTTGTCACTTGAATCGCCGCAAATTAACCAGTGCTTATCTAGTCTCCAAACCTGTCCTTTTTTGACACCCCACTTCTTTCGCAGTTCTTCCGCTTTGTTTTCCTGCGGTTCAGCGTCTTTCTCCTCATCCCCTTCGTCGATTCCAATATCTTTAATTAATTCCTTTAAATCCTCTGCCGTGAATCCTGCAAGCTCTGAAGAAACTCCTGCCTCCTCCAGTTCCTTAATAAGTTCCGCCAGTACATTGTTATCCGCCTCCGCTAATTCCGCGATCCTATTATCTGCAACGAGATGTGCATACTCATCCGCCTCACTTTCAAAGTCTTGGAAATCGACAGGAACTTCCTTCACCTTCAAAAGCTCGGCGGCTTTCAATCTCGCGTGTCCTGCGACGATAAAGTTTGACCGAGTTGAAACCACAATCGGATTCCTCCAGCCTTGATGTTTAATGATTTGAGAAAGCAATCGAATCTGCTCATCCCCATGCTGGTTCGGATTCCGGGGATGACCCACGAGGCTCGATGGCTCTTTGAGTTCAGTGTATTCGCAGTGAATTTTTGTCATTCTTTTGTGGTCGGTTTTGACTGTTGTTTAATGATTGTTAATGGTTCGATCTTATTAATTGTTAATTATGATTATCCTTTTAATGGGCCGAGAATGCCCCTAGGAGCGTTCAATTCTGGGAAAATGCGATATGGCACTTGTACTCGTTTTTTCTGCCGCAAGGCCGCCTCGTTTAATTTCGTTATTTGGAACCCCCATAGAAAAAGACATAGCTAAAAAAGTAAAAAAACGGCAAC